GCTAATCAGTGAGGGTAAATACAGTGTTGATAAGTTAAAAGCTAAGTATATGTTAACCGACTTACAAGCTGCAGGTCTTAAAGTATTGGAAGCATGAAAATAAGAGCATCACAAATAGGTAAGATAATGACATCCTCTAGAAGTAAAGGGGATGTCTTAAGTAAGACTGCAAAGAGCTATTTAGAGCAGTTAGCTAAGGAAGAGTTATTAGGTGTTAGAAGTGAATTCTCATCTAAGTATACCGACAAAGGTAATCTAGTAGAAGATGCCTCTATCAGTCTAGTGGAATCGGTAAAAGACTTCGGTTTATTATATAAGAATGAGGAGAGCTTTGAAAACGATTACGTAACAGGAACACCTGACGTATTGACAGATGAGGTCCTTATAGATGTTAAATCTTCATGGAATGTAGATACCTTCCCAATGTTTGATAAGACGTTAGAGAATAAGCTTTACTATTACCAACTACAAACGTACATGTGGTTAACGAATAGAACAGAGTCATATCTTTGCTATTGTTTAGTAGATACTCCTGATTTTATTATTGACGCTGAGATAAGAAAGCTAGATAAACCAACTGAGCAAGATATTAACGAGGTTAAGTTGAAGCATAAATTCTATGAGGACACAGATAAGTATAGAGTTAAGACGTTTAAGGTAGAGTTAGACCTTGAAGTGATAGAGCAGATTAAAGAGCGTATAGAGATATGCAGAGAGTATTACAACACACTAACAAGTATATAATGATAGATTTAAGATTAGGCGATTGCCTTGAAATAATGAAAACGATTGAAGATAATAGTATAGATGCTATTATTACAGACCCGCCTTACGGAACTACAGCTTGTAGCTGGGATAGTGTTATTGATTTTAACTTGATGTGGGAGCAACTTAACAGAATTATAAAACCAAACGGTGCTATTGTGTTATTTGGTAGTGAACCCTTTAGTAGTGCTTTAAGAATGAGTAATATTAAGAATTATAAGTATGATTGGGTATGGGAAAAAACAAAAGCAAGTAATTATTTAAACGCAAAAAAACAACCTTTAAGAGCAAACGAAAATATAAGTATATTTTATAAAAAACAACCAATATACAACCCTCAAATGACACAGGGAAAACCATACAACAAAGGGAAAGCAAAAAGAGAAACATCTGTTTATGGTAAACAGGTTTCTGTTGAAGTAAAATCTGAAAACGGATTAAGATATCCGAGAAATGTAATTAAATTTAGAACTGCTGAAAGTGAGGGGAAATTACACCCAACACAAAAGCCTGTTGAATTAATGGAATACCTAATAAAAACCTATACCAACGAAGGCGAAACAGTATTAGATTTCACTATGGGAAGTGGTTCGACTATGGTAGCGTGTAAAAACACGAATAGAAACGGTATAGGTATAGAGATGGATGATCAATACTTTAAGATATCACAACAAAGAATAAAAGAAAACGAATATAAATTATTTTAAGATGATTAACATGATAAAAGAAGACAAGGTAGTTAACCCTAAGCACTACACTAAAGGAATAGAGACGTGGGATTTTATAGCATCTAAAGATATGAACTTCCTAGAGGGTAATATAGTTAAGTATGTTTCAAGATGGAGACAGAAGAACGGAATTGAAGACCTAAAGAAAGCTAAACAGTATCTAGATAAGTTAATACACGTAGAAGAAACTAAGTAGAAACACGTACAAAGCAAAATTAATTAAAACTTTTTTCGCTTTTTACTTGCATAACAATAAAATAGCAGTATCTTTACACCCATAACAACAAACACAAAACAAAAAATACAATGAAACATTTAATTTTAACAGTAGCAATCATCTTAACAACTAGCTTAACGGCTCAATTAAACATTAACAATGACTTTGACTCATGGTTATTCACTAACACTGCAGGAGTAGAGTCTTACAATGCAATAACTACTACCTTATCAGGTGGTCAACCTTACCCCAATAACGACTCAGTAATTATGAGTTCACCAATATATGACGTTAACGGAGGCTTAACGGTCTCCTATGACGTTCTAGGAGTTATAGAACAAGGTTACGACTTCATGTACTTCCAATACAGCTTGAATAGTTCAGGGTGGGTAGACTTAGATATATTCACAGGGTTTAAGAACAAGAGCATAGAGCATACGTTAGAGTTAGAGTCAGTATCTAATATTCAGTTTAGGTTTATACTTGTTACAGATGAGAGTATCAATTCATATTATACCAATAGTCACAACGGTAATCACTGCCCTACTAGAAACCTATTCTATTACGATATCTTTAATTGGTCCATAGAGGGTCAAGGTAATGCTTTGCCTGTAGAGTTTGGTTCTTTAGGTGCAGATTGTGAGTCTGTTTTTTGGAACACTTTAAGCGAATGGAATAGTTCTCACTTTGAACTAGAGTATTCAGTGGATGGTGTTATATGGGTTTGGGTATCTACTATACATGCTCAAGGTAATAGTGTTCAAAATACAGTCTATAACGTAAGCTACACTAATTCTAATCACAAGTACTTCAGGTTAACTCAGTACGATTATGACGGAGCTAACGAGATGTTAGGAGTCGTGTCTGTAGACTGTGGTAATGAAGAGAAAACAATACAAGGAATTTACAACCTACAAGGTCAGAAGGTCACTATGGACTCAGTAGGTATTAAGATTATTAGATATAGTGATCACACAATAGAGAAGATAAAATGATTAACTTTAACAACACAACCAACACGAGAACCAAAACGTATTGGAACAAGCAGAAAGCCCTCAGGCGATTAGTACACGAGGCAAAAAGAAGAGAAGAAACAATAAAAAAAGAACAAGACAATGTCACAAAACAGTAGATTATTAAAGATAGCTCAGAACATAGCTGTTAAGGTTGGAATCGATAAAGAGCTAAATGTAGAACCACAAGACGCAGCTAAAGTTATGGCTAGCATTATAGAAGATATCGACCTAGTGCATCAGGTAAGAGTAACACTACAAGAGAATCCTAATGATGCTGACTTAGGTAAGCTAGTTAGAGAGATATTAGCAAAACAAAAGAGATAATAAACAAGTAAATTAATAAATAAATAATAAATAGTTATGAGTCAATTCGAAACAAAAGACAACAGTGGAGCTTTATTCACTAACAACAAGAAAGCAGAAAACCATCCTGACTTCAAGGGTAAGTGCAGAGTGAACGGTGTAGACATGGAAGTAGCAGTATGGTCTAAGACATCAGCTAAAGGTACTCAGTACATGAGTATGAGTTTCTCTGAGCCTTGGGTTAATCCTAACGCAGAAGTAGAAGCACCTGTAGAAGCACCTAAGCAGGCTAGTCAGTCATCAGATCTGCCATTCTAAATATTAACGCCCCTGATTAAGTTCGGGGGCTTTTTAACTTACAAATGAACTTCATAGAAAAGATAGCAAAGCATCACCAAGAATACATAGAGACAGTCAACAAGTTTGGTGAGATAACATACGCAGAAGACATAGTCCAAGAAGCGTACATTAAGATAATTAAATACGTAAAAGAAGAGCAGATTATAGACGCTAAAGGAAACGTTAGAAAGGGCTATATGTACTTTGTGTTAAGAAACTTATTCCTAGACTTTAAGAAGCATAAGGATAATAAGAACAAGGTTAGTATTGATAACCTAGACTTTCTAGGTAAGAACTTAGATACTACCCTAGAAGATGCTCAAAGAGATGAGGCATTGAATAAGATATTTGACAAGGTGTACGATACAGTGTCAGAGTTTTCATGGTATGACGAGATGTTATTTAACTTGTATAAAGACTCTGGTAAAAGCATGAGAACGATCACAAAGGAGACAGGCATATCTACCTCTAGCATATTTAACACCTTGAAGAACTGCAAAGATATTATCAGGGAAGAGATAGGAGAAGATTATGAAGATTATTTAAACGAAGATTTTGAACTAATACAATAAAAGTTATGAGTAAAAAAATAGATAAGCGTACTAAAGAGTACAAAGAAATGATTGCTAAACAGAAGCAACAAAAAGAGACGGTAGCTAGAGTAGCTAGAGTTAAGTTCCTTAAAGAAGAGGCAGAAGCTATTGAGGTAGACAAAGAAGAGGTTTCAGAACCTAAAGGGTTAGGTGATGTCGTAGAAGCCGTAACAGAAGCTACAGGTGTTAAGAAGCTCGTTAAATGGATCGCAGGAGACGACTGTGGGTGTGATGAGAGAAAGTTCAGATTAAATAAGATGTTTCCTAAGAAGCCATTATGTTTGAATCAATACGAGCATTCAGAGCTAGACATGTTCTTTAACAATGCTAAAGGTAAGGTCAA